TTACTACATCACTAGCTCCACCATCTGTGGTATTCCAATTATAATCAGAACTATGCCATACAGTACCTTGGTCATCTCTCCAAGTAGTATCTCCCTCTGAACCAAATGATTCATAAGCTCTACCATAAGGGTCAGGACCTTGAGATATTTCTAATTGTTGTTGTCTAGTTAAAGGTGTTACTTTAATAGGGTTCTTCTCAATATTAAACTCATCTCTATACTGGTCTCTCCATATATCTTTCTGAGCTTCATAGTCCCAAATCTCTCTCTCACCTTCATTAGGTACATCATAAGTACCTCTATTACCAGACCAAAGCATACCAGTAGCTTCTTCAGCAACTTTATCGTATGGTGTCCAATCTTCAATCTCTTGTCCCTTCCAGTCTAATCCTTCTTCTAAAGAAGACTTATTAAGGAACTCTCTACCTTCTTCAGTTAAACCTCTGTTCTGAGCAAAGTTATCTGTATATTGATTAACTATATCATCATACTTCATTTGAAACTCAATAGATTCTCTATCTAATTCAGGGAACTCTCTACCTAATTCTCTCTCAGCTAACCAACTTCCAGGCATATTATAACTAGAGTACTTATCAGCAAAGTATTCTGGAGAGTACCAGTCACCTATCTTATTACCTGTAGCGTATTCACCTACTTTTCTACCAGCTAAATCACCTAAAGCACCCTGAGCTGCCTTCATTTGCATATTCTTTACATACTCTTGATAAGTCTTAGCTGACATAGGGTCAGGTCCTAATTTAGAACCTATGACACCACCAAGCATTCCAGTAACATTAGCTGTAGGGTTAATACCATAAGAGTAATCACCATAAGCATTAAGAGCATCAGTAATTAAACCAAACCCTGTAAGACCTCCCACACCACTAAGTATATTTCTACCTGATATAAGATTATCGTTTAATCCATAATAGTTGTAAGCTTCTAATACCTTCTCACTATCAGATAAAGGACCTTTAGTAACAGTATCATAGTCACTAGATGAAGGAGTGAAGTCAATATCACCTATATTCTCTACTACATCCTCAGCTGCTCCAGCACCATATAACCAAGGGTACTGTTGCTTCATACCTTGTAGGTACTTTACATAATCAAAAGGTCTGAAACCACCAGAAGATGTAAGCATCCCCTGCTGTCCCATATTTGACCTTAGATTCTCATAAGCTGAAGTTGCCATATTAGATAGTTCCGTATGCCTCTACATCTCCAACTACAGTTAAAGTACCGTCAGCTGCTAGTTTCATCTTATTAACACCACCAGTAGCAAACTTTAATACTCCTGAGTCTTCAGTGATAGTCCAGTTACCTAAATCAACTGTAGTAATATTAGCTGTAGTAGAGGTAAGAGTTGTTACAGTTCCTGTAGTAATCGTACCAGAGGTTGCTGTTAAAGCGTTACAGGTAAAGCTCTCAGAAGCTGAACCATTCTTATCTGCCTTAGAGTTAATTGCTGTTTGTACCGCTGTAAACTCTGTGTTAAAGTCTGAACCTGAAATTACCTTAGCTGGGTCTGAATCCGATAAGGCATCCTTACCAGACCAAGCTACTGCTATTGTGTAGTTACTCATCGTATTTTCCCTTGTTTAAATAATAAAGTCATATCTTGTAGAGATGCTGTATATCCAGAGGTCTCGCCTTCCATCTCAATCTGTAAATGCTTAGCTGTTCCCTTTAGAGGTATGTTATATTCTTTCATACCAAATATAGGAGTAAAAGTAGAAGCTCCATATAAAGACGTACTAGCTCCCCATAAAGCTGCCGTACCTCCACCAGGGTTTAACAAGAAGTTAGTTGTTTTAGAAGGAGATACACCAAAGTCTTTATACCACTTAACACCAATAGTAGTTCCTGAACCACCTGAGATAACTGCCTTGATTTTCTTTAAGATAGAAGCTACAGCTCCTTGTCCCAAGTCTAACCAAGTAGATTTAAAACCTCCAGTATAAGAAGTATATGTATAAGTACCTCCGCTTACATAATCTGCATCATAGTACTCTTCATAGGTAGCAACTGAACCAGCTTGTTGTCCTACAAGTAAATCCTTAGACTCAGTATAAGCAAAGCTGGCAGGTTCTCTATCTCCATCAAAGGACCAAGTAGTTAACCTAGGTGTGCCTGAAGGTGTCTCGTGCTTAATATCAAAGACATAAGTAATATTCTTATCAACAAATGATAAGATATAAGTACCCTCATTCTCTACATATACAGCTTTAGTATTAGTATCTTGAGAGATGTTCCTAGTGATTGTATCTTTAATTGTTAAGGATAAATCTTGTAGCGGTACATTATCTTTCTCAGTAGTTCTACTTAGTGACCTAACACCAGTCCAAGATAAGAAGTATAAGTCATCACCTACAGCTTGTACTGAATCTCTTGATACACAACCTATACCTCTAATAACTTCATCTAAAGACATAGTAGTAGGTTCAGCAGGTCCATCATAAATAACAATATTATGCTTACCAAAGATTACTAACTTACCATAGAAAGGATGTATAGCTACAATCTCATCAGTACCCCATACTGACTTTAAATCAATAACACCAGAAGAACCTCCAGTCCAAGTATCACCTTGAAGGAGGTCTGAGTAGTAAACTACATCTTTAGCTTCTGTTATACCTCCTGCCCACTTCCTACCATAGTAACCCATAGCACAGCTAGGGTCAAACGTAGTAACACCAGAAGGTTTATTTGTAGTTACTGCCCAAGTAGAAGAAGTATATTTAACAGGAGAATGCCCAGCTTGATAACCATAACAACCATTGTTAAAGTTAATAAACTGCCAGTCTGAAGCTGAACCAGTAGTAGCAAAAGTATTAGTCCAAGGAGTATCTGGAGTTGCAAAGTTAACTGTATATATATTTGTACCTACACCTGCGAATATCTTATTAGTTGAGCCATCTTTATGTTCAATCAAAGCTCCAATCTTAGCTGAAGTCTTCAGTACGTTCTGCTTTAATCCCTTCCTGAAAGAAATACGACCTGATTCTCTAAGTACGATATTATCTGCCTTAGTCAACCAAGATGGGTCCAGCGCAGCAGGATTAGCTTGAAGGTTTAAACCGTTAAGTCCTACATTGTCTAGTGGTTTGTATTGTAAATTAGCTGACATACCAATCACTCTCGAATTGAGTATTACCTGAATCTAAGATTACTGATTGATTAAGAAGCTCTTTATATTCCATAGCAATAACACTAGATTGTGTTCCACCGTCTTCACCTCTCTCAGCAACAGCTCTCATCCAAGCACCGATAATAACTACCTTCTCAGGAATTTTAAGGGTGGTTGTAGCTGTCTTTAATTCATCTTGATACTTAACCATATCAAAAGAGATTACTTGTGCTGAATCTGGTTTAGGTTCTAAATCAACTTTTAAGTTGTTAGATGAGTCAGCTCCGTTGAAAGAATAATAGAAAGGTTCTCCAGAGTTCTCTGAAGGGTATCTAGTAGATTTCATATATTGATTACTTACTTGTACTAAGTTACCACCAGTAGCTTGATTAGTAACATTAAGTATTTTAAGTTCTTGACCAGAAGCTAAACTATAGTTTCTAGTACCCGATACAGTAGTTACATCTACAGTTTCACGTAGGACTAACCAGTCGTGATACATTTCAATGTTTCTCTTTGAGTCGTTAATCAGTGAGCCGATAACCTTCTGATAATCAGTTACCGTTGTACTATCATTGATATTCCCCGACCAATCGGTAGCAATGGTGTCCTCTCTCAACCTGATTAAGACTTCATTAATAAGTTCTCTAAAGGTCATAAGGTTCTCCGTTTGGTTGCATTATAATACAATTTATTCAGTTAAATCAACTACTTAGATGATTTCTTCTTAGCAGGTGCTTTCTTTTTAGCTGGTGCTTTCTTAGCTGGTACTTTATAAGTTAACATATTATTCTCCTATTTATAATTATTTAGATTGAGGGCAGCGACAATCGCAAGGTTTCTCTTGGTTCATCATCATCATACTACCCATCATCTGTTGTGGCATTTGCATCATTTGGTTAAAGAAGGCGTAAGAAGCTAAACTGATAGTCACACCTAAACTGAATACGATTACACATTTACTTTTCATAATTTACTCTCCTTTAACAAACCGACATTGATGTCGTAGTGTTCGTTTGTTGGCGTTTCTGAACACATCGTTACTAACCTGTATAGTTTGTATCTATTCATCTCTACCCTCTAATTTTTCTACAATCATAAATAAATTACTTAACATCCTTAGATTTGTTACTTAACATCATAACCGCTACAAGCCTTTAAACTGTTCAGTTCTTGGACTTTCTGAACACCTCTTACTTAAC